CCAAGGCTATATACTTCATCAATAAATACGACACCACCAATACACATTTCTAAATATTCTTGGGTTTTCGTACAAGTCGAGCCAAGAAATTCTCCAATTAAATCATCGCGACGGGCACATTCAAAAATATCAATGTCTTCTTCGAATTCGTTGACAATGACTTTGAGTTTAGAAAAAATACGACCAAGGATTTTAGCAACGGTGGTCTTTCCTGTTCCTGGAGGTCCATAAATAACAGTATTTAAATACATATCACTTCCTTCATGCATATTTTGAAGGTAAAATACAAGCTGTTCGACAATTGACTTTTTAATATCATCTAATCCAATGAGTGAGTTGAGTTCGACTAACTCTTCTCTAATATCGGATAAACGAAGAACGTCGATATTTTTATAATGAATATTATCATCAATTAATTTAATAAAATCAGAGACACATGTTAACTTTCCGAGAAAGTCTCCCATTTTTCTAGTTCGTCCTTTTCTAGGCTTTGGTTTAGGCTTGGGTTTTGCTGCCGTTTTTCTTTTTTTTGGTGTTTCTTCTTCTTCATCTTCTTCCTCCAAATCATTCAAGTCATTAAACATTTTATCCATATCAACAATAAAAGTGATTTTCTTACGCTTAGACATGAGTTTTTTCTAATCACCCCTTATTTTATATTTTTTCATTTTTTTATTTTTTGATATTAAATTTTATTTTATTTTTGAACTTGATGACATTGTATAAATTATAGATAACATTTATATTCCATACATATGATTAAATGTCCGTTCCACCCAATTATAATGTGATTTATCAAAATCCAAACATTCCTTTTATTGAAGGAATTAATAAAGTTGTTTTCGACCAAAGCGTATTGGTACAGCCTACTGTATCATTTATGGATGCGTATGCGTTAATGCCTACGGATAACTCTTCCACAATCGCAGTTGGAAGTGATGTAGCCTTTCCTCGATTAGGCTCATCTTCGACATCGGATATCGTTCCTCTCACAACTTCTTCGTTTACTCTTGGTCCAATTGGTGTTTATGATGTATACTTTCAAGTTGGTGTTACTGATGCAAGCGGATGCCAATTGGCGCTTACATTAAACAATGTACTACAACCCCAATCTGTATCTGGACTTTTGGGCTCTGATGTTATTATAGGACGTACATTACTTACTACCACTGTTGTAAACTCGGTTGTAACAGTACGAAATCCAACTGGAAATTTGAGACCGATTACAGTTACAGCCTCATTAGGAGGTACAAATTCAGTGTCTGCTCATTTAATCATTACTAGATTAAAATAAAAAAATGAAGCATTAGCAATAAAAATGATGATATCACACTATGCCCCTTCTATTATTATCGAGTTGTTCTATTCCCATCACTTACATTTTAGGTGAGTCGGGTAATGTAGATGGACCTGAATGGTTATCTAAACATTCTATTTTCCAATTCGTACTCTATCCATTTTATGAATTAAAATGTATCACATATACATGTGAAGATGATATTGGAAAGTTTACAATTGACTCTTCTTTTATTTCTATAACTGAAAATAGTATTTACGATTCATTTTATTATAAAATTCCATTTCACCCTCATTTAAATCAAAATCATTATTATGGCTACTTTTCTATTTTATATATTTGTCATCATTCCAATTCGTTTCAAGAAGAGGCTTTTACATTTTCAGATTGGATGTATGAAGAAATGGAAGACTCTTATTTAGAATTTATAAATGAAGAACCCATTTATCAAGGGGCGTGTATTGTATTACAAGATATGAAAAATATTTTTCAAGATAAATATCCATGTATCATTTATCAATCGTTAGGTTGATTTCTTACCTCTATTACCTCTTTTTTTTGATATTACCTCTTTGTTTTTTTTACTTTTGTGTGTCCTTTACTTCTTTGATTTCTTACCTTTTTGCTTTCTTCTTGTCGTATTACTTCTTTTTTTTACTCTTGACTTATTACTTGATTTTACACCTTTTGATTTTACACCTTTTGATTTTTTAGATTGTGATTTACTTTTTTTCATTCCTAACTTTACACTTGATTTTTCATTCTCTTTTATTTCTTGTGTTTTTATTTCTTGTGTTTTTATTTCTTGTGTTTTTATTTCTTGTGTTTTTATTTCTTGTGTTTTTATTTCTTGTACGTCTTTTGTAATAATATTTTTCACCAAATTGATAAAGGGTAGAGATTTGAATACTTTCATGACTTCTGACCTTCTATCTTCTACAGGAATTTGTAATTTATCAAAATAGGAATCTAAAAAATTGGTAGCACGAATGACATCGGTAGATGTATATTGATGTAAACTCAATTTTAAAATATAACGAAACACGAGGTATTCATTATCAGACATGGTTTGATTGAATAACATGGGTACTTTGCCTTGATTCTGAAAGTATAATTGATAAAAATGTTTTGCATCTTCGATATCAAGTACATCTTGCTCGCTCTGTTCTATCTGTTTCATGTATTGAAATAATAGGTATTCATTATTGTTCAATAATTTGATTGGCGTTTTAGAGATAGGAATCGGTTTACTCATTTATAATAGTAATTATAAAAATAAAAAAAATGAACGATGCCAAAAATACAATTAAGAAAACATATGATTTGCACGATTACATCATCATTTTTCTTCCTGTTTCCTATCTATCTCAGTCATATTCGTCATGATACATTTGGAGTCATGATGTTTAGTATAGCAATGGGATTATCCATCGCAAACCATTCGCATTCCTTTACAAAAGATGGATTTAGAAGAAAATTATACCAATACATTGACGTATCCTATATGCACTTGATGTCGATTTGTATTATTTTTCAAGCGTGCTTAAAAGTACATTTCAGCATTATACTCTTATTAGCATATATGAATTATAGTATTTATCATTCCATAGGTTCAATTTCGTTAGAGCATTATGGAGATAAGGAAAAACGAATTCATGTATTTTTTCATATCATAGGTATTCTTTCATTGACACTGGGTAGGTACGTATCTTAATATTTTCATGCCAAAATGAAAATATCTTTTTAAATAAATTACTTGCGAGGAGCTGGAGGTTGGTTGAAAGCACCAAATGCTTGGTTTTCAAATGAAGAAATGGAATTCATTTCTTGGGGGTTCTTTCCTTTTTCGCAATAAGAGGTAAGAGCTAAAGCAGCAGAGGGGGGTTCTACTTCATTGTAAGCATCTTCTAATTTGTAATAGGAGCCGGCGGCGTTAGAGAAACGGCAATTATTTGTTCCAGAGAATTGTCCACAATCAACTGACATTTTTAAAAGGTAGAAAGATAAAAAATAAAAATAAAAAAAATAAATCTTTTCATTCTCCATCATTTTTTAAATTTCATTATTTTAGAAATGAATTATTTTAAAAAAAATTATATCAATGGAATCTGTTAAAATTTAAAAATTAACATGTAATATAATAATGATTGGATTGGCACTTGATATGTTTCGTTATCCCTACCAAAAAGATTACAGTTATGATCGTCATAAAGATGTCATAAAAAAATTAAAATTTATATCTCGTATTGAGCCTGGTGAGAGAATTAATGTATCTTCTGTTTCAACTGCTAATAATAATTTATTTAGTTCCATTTATAGGAGTATTTTTAAAGAAGGTCGCGCGAAAACATTTCAATTCTTAAATGATGTGATTGATAGAAGTTTTGAACTTGTGGTCTTATACCAAGAAAGTCAAAAAATGTCGGATAAAATTACATGCGCTCATATTTTTGAAGATTTGTTAGCAAGTATTACAGGTTTAAAAAATTTACAAACGACTTATTCAGAAGATAGAAATTTTTATTGTGAAGTAGAAACATTAATTGGAAGTATTTTTGCTCGATTGGCTGAATTTTATGATAATGAAAGTATATATATTGCGCCACAAACCAAAGAAAAAATTAGAAATATCATTATTCCAAATTTTGAAGATAAACAGATAGTAGAAAAAAAAAGAGATGAAAACAAAGTCTATGAAAAAAAAGGCGATGAAAAAAAAGAGGAAGAAAACAAAGGCGATGAAAAAAAAGAGGAAGAAAACAAAGTGGAAGAAAAAAAAGACAAAAAAAGATAATAGAAAAAAAAGAATGATATATAAATGATTATTTTACATACAATTCATAAAACGACTGGAGAAAAACATAAATATTTTGTATTACAATGTAACTCTATGGATAACTTGAAAGAACAATTTCAATTATTCATAAATGAAAGCCTACATATTATTTCTCTTATCAACGGTCGTATCATAACTGAAAATGAACATATTCCAGCTGGAGAGACAGTTCATTTTATTTATACAATTATTCCACCTACGTATAGAACATCAAACTATTTGTATGCTATATTCAAGCCCTATCGTCAATCGTTTGTGGACGAAATCCAATCGATTTTTAAATATAATGAGAATACGCCTTCCATACGTAAAAAATGCGTATCTAATACATCAGAGATAACACTTTTAGTTCGAATGCATGGAAATGATAGTACAAAACGAATTCCTATCTCCAAACGATTGCAAGACAAAACAAATATGATATCAATGACAAGACATGGAGTGAAAACATTTGAATGTTTGAATGGGTTTGAGAATATATTTGATTTATTTTTTCAAAACAAAGATATACCTTCATGTGAGCTTATTGACATGTATTTAAAAACAACTATTCCAAAAGTGAAAAATTGGCTATGGGAAGATTTTTTTATTCAAGACAAAGGTCAATATCCTCGTTTACAAGAAATGGTTAAAAATCACCATAATTCTTCCATCTATACACCTATTATTGAACATTATTACGATTGTAATACATATTCTGTTATTCAAGAAGACCTAGGCATATACGTATTACGATATACTGGAGATAGATATACAGATGAGAATAAAGAAGATAGTAAAAGCATTCATCCTGGATTAAATCTGATTTGTGGATACAATACACCCTGTTTACATAAATTACAACAAATTGTATCAAATAAAATCAATGGAGATGATAAATTATCCTTATCGGATTTACTTTTGGCACTTGATTCCGAGGTAGAACAAATCAATATTATCGATTTGTCTTGTCGTTCTATAATGGAAGAGAAACCCGTTCAATACCCATTAACACCAGAAGAAGTATTCGAGTATGAAAATAAAGGAGACCCTTATGATGTAATTCGATTAAAACCATGGTCTTATTATCGAACTGGGGAAGATGAAATGGAAGGAAAAGTAAAAAGTAAACGAAAAAAAATGAGTAAAAAAATAAAAAAGTAAATGAAAAAAAATGCTTTCAAAGGAAAGCTATTATGATATATTATATTCGTTTTTATCATCGATTGGAGTGGTGTGTTTATGCATTGTGATTCTTTATTTTTATCAACGCAAACCAATCCCAATTCAACCTATTATAGTTCAGTCTATGCCTCATATTACGATTATTTGATTATTATATCATGATATAATAAATTACATGAATTTACCTTTACAAAACGAAACAAATTTATGCCACCGCGGCGTATTCCCTTTGGTTGGATTTTTTTTAGCATATTCAACATATTGAATCATATCAGGAGATGGATTTGCTTCTTGAATAAAATCAATAAATCGATAAAAACTATACTTTCCAGGTGCAGAACAACAGTCTTTACAAAAGGAAGCATACGGTCCAATATAAACATCATTACAAATCTTGCATGTTTTTTCAGTCCAGCCAAAAATATGTTTCATGACTTCATGAGACGGAGAGATTTGGTCGTATCGAATGGGACTATTGGTTCGAATACAAAGTGATTCAAATGAAGTGCATCTTGAAAAAGCAACATAGATTAACGAAGGTGAATAAATAAATGGCAATGTGATACAACATGAAGATAAGGTCATGCCTTGAGATTTATGTATCGTCAAACCCCACGCTAAAATCAATGGAAATTGAATTACTTTCATGATTAATGCATGTGCTTGTTTTTCTAAATCATCATCAATATAGGTCCATACGGGCGTATGCAAACAATCAAACTTACCACAAAATCGATTCTTTTTCTTTTCCACAAGAACGTCGCATTCCGCC